AGGGACCACCCCCAGAAGAGCGGTCAAACGCGTGACGAATCGTAGCAAGGGTATATCTTGCTACGATTCGACCGCCCGATCTCACGATTCGTCACGCTACGTCAGTGGAGACTAACTTAATGAAGAAAAAACAAAGCAGAAAACCGGGGCAAATTCCGACGCCAGTCGAGGTCCAATTTCCCGAGTCTGAGTTCTCGAGGTTCTTCAAAGCGCGGATGGTGGAGCTGGACCGCGTCAAGCGTGAGCACGAGGATAAATGGGGCGTCAATAGAATTATTGCTTTGGTTGACGTAGAGTTTCGTATCAAAGTGTGGAAGCAGGCTGAGCGGGTCTGGGAGGCGGCAGGGACGGAGGATTTCAACCGGCTGGCCGCGGCGTGCGATGGAATGATTCGCGCATACCGGGCGATGGATAAGTGGGCCGTTGACGAAGGCATTGCGCCCGCTGGACAGGTCAAGGCGATTGAATGGGAGATGGACGACGGGGCCGTGATGGCCGTGGTGCAAACCGAGGCCGACGCGGCGGCGTATCAACGCACCAGGCCGGACGTGGAGAACCGTCACATCTGGTCGATGCAGGAGCTGGTGACGATGCTGGAAAGCGGTCTGGGTAACGACATCGCCAGGCTCAAGGCGACGCTCGGGATGCCAGCGACCGTCGTTAAGGTCGAGGCCAATGGCTCGGGGTTCGACGACTTCGAGAACGACCTGGACCTGAAAAAACCGAGCACGACGCCTAAAATGTTCCCGACCGACATGAAGCCGCTGCAGAAGATGCGTTAGGCGCGTTTAACGGGCGTATAGGGCGATTTATGCGGGTGGTGGTGTGTGGGGTGCATCGAATGGCAAAAACTTACTGGAGAGCGTTTTAATGGCTGGCACGCCGAAGAAGAAGTCTGACCTCGAGTTGCTGAACAAGATCGGCGAGGACACGATCGTCGCGATGTTTGAGGACGGGAAGTCCATCGCGGATATCTGCATCGCACTCGGAATCGGCAAGCGCGCCCTGGACGTCTTCATCGACGAAAATGATCTGTCCCCTAAAATAACGCGCGCGCGTGCGCATGCAGCGGATTTGATGGCCGTTGAGACTGTCCAGATAGCCGACCAGCTGGACGAAGACCATCCTTCGAAGGCGGCGCTGCGCATCAAAACGCGCCAGTGGATCGCCGAGCGGTGGGATCAGAAGACTTACGGCCTACAAAAGGCGCAGCAGATCAACATTAACGTCCAAGATCTGCGCATGAACGCGCTGCGGCACGTTGAGGTGGTCGAGGACTTATCCACAGATGTCACGCCCAAGTTGTCCACATAAGCCTGTGGATACGCGGCCAAGTGCCCAAGAAAGCAGCAAAACGCGGGTTTTGCGCGCATCACAATTTGACATAATGACTCTTGTATTTCTTTGCAAACGTAAGCCACGCGTAAGAGAGCAATGAAATCAACGACTTAGCGCAGCGCGGCCTCGATGCCGCGTGTGTGCGGTGCAGCAGGACTTGTCCACAGCGGCGGCTCGGGCTCCTGGCCGCGGACGGCGCGAGACCCCCCCCTTCGCTCGGCGCGGCGGGGCGGTTGTTGCGGCGCTTCACACCTACCGAGTTCGCGAAAACAAAAATCCGAGACTTGCGTACATAATCACGTCGCCGCACCCCCTCCCCCCCACCCTCACGAAAAAACGTGCCCGCGAAAAAAAATTTAGAAATTTTTCCGGTAACGCTGAAAGAGGCAAACGAGTTTGTTGCCGCAATGCACCGCCATAGCAGGCCAACAGTGGGGCACAAATTTAGCGTTGGCGTTAGGTCTGACGGCGCTTTGTGTGGGGTTGCGATTGTTGGCCGACCTGTGGCGCGCCGGCTGGACGACGGTGTGACGGTGGAGGTAACCAGGCTTTGCACCGACGGAACCTACAACGCTTGCAGCATCCTTTACGCCGCCGCGCGGCGTGCCGCCAAGGCGCTCGGATACAGGCGCATCTACACTTACACATTGCCGGATGAAGGCGGGGCCAGTCTTCGCGCTGCCGGCTTTATGCTGGACAAGGCCGATGCTGGCGGCGCGTCCGCGATGTGGCACAGCCGAGACAACAGGAAGGCGCAACCCGTTGGCGACGATCTGGTCGGTGGCAAATGGAGATGGATCGCTTGAAAAAAAATTTAGAAGTTGAGCTGGCGAATAACCCGTTTGTCGAGTTCGTCAAGCTCTACAAGATGAACCCGGTCCGCTTCGTGCGCGAGGTGCTAAACACCACGCCGGACGAGTGGCAGATTGAATTTCTGAATCACATTGCCAAGGGCAACAGGCGCATCAGCGTCCGTAGCGGCCACGGCGTAGGCAAGTCGACGGCCGCCGCGTGGGCGATGCTGTGGTACCTGTTCCTGCGCTTTCCCGTCAAGATCGTCGTTACGGCTCCAACCAGCAGCCAGCTGTACGACGCCCTATTTGCCGAGGTCAAGCGCTGGGTAAAGGTGCTCCCCCCGATGCTGGCCGACCAGCTCGAGGTCAAGCAAGACCGCATCGAGGTCAAGGACGCGAACACCGAGGCGTTCATATCGGCCAGGACCAGCCGAGCCGAGCAGCCCGAGGCGCTCCAGGGCGTGCACAGCGACAACGTGATGCTGGTGGCCGATGAGGCGTCCGGTATCCCGGAGCAGGTCTTCGAGGCCGCGGCCGGCTCAATGTCTGGCCACAGCGCCGTGACGCTGCTGCTGGGCAACCCTGTCAGAAGTAGCGGGTTCTTTTATGACACGCATAACCGCCTATCCGGTGACTGGGTGACGCTGCGGGTCTCCTGCGAGAACTCGCCCCGCGTCAGCCAGGCGTACATCGAGGAGATGAAGTCGCGTTACGGGGAGGAGAGCAACGCCTACCGTATCCGCGTGCTGGGCGAGTTCCCGCGCAGCGACGACGACACCGTGATCCCGATGGAGCTGCTTGAGATGGCGATGGCGCGGGACGTTACACCAAGCGCGCACGCGCCCGTCGTGTGGGGGCTGGACGTCGCCCGCTTTGGCAGCGACCGCAGCGCCTTGTGCAAGCGCCAGGGTAACGCGTTGCTGGAGCCGATCAAGACGTGGAAGAACCTTGATCTGATGCAGCTTACGGGCGCGGTGGTTGCGGAGTACGAGATCCTCACCCCCAGCGCCCGCCCCCGCGAGATCCTGGTGGACTCAATCGGCTTGGGCGCTGGCGTCGTTGACCGTCTGCGCGAGCTGGGTTTGCCTGCCCGCGGCATCAACGTCGCGGAGTCCCCGGCGATGGGATCGACGTACCGGAATCTGAAGGCCGAGCTCTGGCACAAGGCCAAGGCGTGGCTGGAGGCCCGCGACTGCTGGCTGCCAAAGGATGAGATGCTGGTATCGGAATTGGCGACTGTGCGCTACAGTTTCACCAGCAGCGGCAAGATCCAGATTGAGGGTAAGGACGAGATCCGCAAACGCGGTCTGCCCTCGCCCGACCGGGCTGATGCGTTTTGCTTGACGTTTGCAAGTGATGCCGTAGTGGGCACTTACGGCTCAAGCGCGAGCACGAAGTGGAATCAGCCGCTGCGGCGTAATATTCCGAGACTGGCTTAACCTAAGAGGTGAATGCGATGAAGAGAACCAAGGCTGAGAAAAAGATTAGTAAGGTGATGACGGAGTACGGCAAGGGTAAGCTGCACTCCGGCGCCGGCGGTAAAGTTGTCAAGAACCCGAAGCAGGCCATTGCTATTGCACTGTCTGAGGCGGGTAAATCCAAACCTGCAAAAAGGGGTAAGTGATGGATGAAATGCAAGGTAAAGGCATGGCCTGCCCGCCCGCTACGGGCGACGTTACGTTGAATCTGAAGAACCGCGGCCGCGCCATTGAAGCTGCGATGTATGGCCCGGAGAATCCCGCGCTGCCTAACACTGGCTTTTGGCGCGAGATGGCCAAAGAGTGGGAAGTTTCGCCCGAAGACGCGAAGATGTCGCGGTGCGGTAACTGCGGCGCTTTTAACCGCAGCGAGGAAATGCTGCAGTGCATCGCTAAGGGTATGGGCGAGGACGGCGATCCGTGGTCGGTGATTGATGCCGGCGATCTGGGCTACTGCGAGATCTTTGACTTCAAGTGCGCGGCCTCGCGTACCTGCCGCGCCTGGATCGCTGAAGACGAAGAGGTTGAGGGCGAAGAGGGCGAGGGCGAAGAGTACGCCCCCGGATCTAATGCTGCTATGGAGGGCGAAGACGATGAAAGCTAAACCTGCTGGCTTGTACGCCAACATTGCCGCCAAGCGCGAGCGCATCAAGGCGGGCTCGGGTGAGCGTATGCGCAAACCTGGCGCGCCTGGCGCCCCCACGGCCGGCGCTTTTAAAGCAGCGGCCAAGACGGCCAAGAAACCGAAGAAATGAAGGTAGCGATCGTGGTGGCGAGTGTCTCTGGCAAATGTTTGCCGGTGATGCTCGCCAGCTGCCGCGAGTACGCCCCGGCGGTCAAGGTGTATCTGCGCACGCCCGTCAATGCCCCGCGCTACGACGTTTATAAGCAGGTGCGCGGCGCAGCGAATAACTTCGGCGCCGATTACAACGAGATCATTGATATCGCGTTTGCCGACGGATACGACGGCGTGGTGGTGGCAAATGATGATGTTGTGCTGACGCCGACGAGCTACTACGATTTGCTCGATGACGTGGTGACGCTCCAGCACGAGGTGGGCGAGCCTATCGGGTGGGTGGTGTCTCGCTGCGATGCGGCGCGGCCGATGCAGAACATTCGCAGCAATCCTTTTAAGCAGGAGATGAACTACTTTAAGTTCCCCTGGGAGGACTGCATTTGCCCGATGGAGGTGGTCTCGCCTATATTCGGGTATATCTCGCGCCAGGCGTGGGCGGTGGCGAAGTTCCCGCCGCTAAATTGGTACTCGGATGACGTTCACTGCCGCGATTTGACGGCCGCAGGATACGAGAATTTCTTATCGCGCTCGTACGTTCATCACGTCGGATCGCAGTCGACGGGGATGGACGGCGAGGCTTTGACTCTGGCGGCGGTTCCCTGGATAAGAGAAAATCGGCCAGAATACGCACTTGAGTGGTTTGGGGCGCAGCAATGACAATAAAACGCGGTTCCGAGGTTTTCTCTGGCTATAACAAGCCCAAGCGCACGCCTGGCCATGCCACTAAGTCCCATGCTGTGCTTGCAAAGTCCGGTGATGCTGTCAAGTTGATTCGCTTCGGCCAGCAAGGCGTGAGCGGTTCGCCCGAGGGCAGCAAGCGTAATGAGGCGTTTAAGGCTCGTCACGCGCAGAACATTGCCAAGGGCAAGATGAGCGCGGCGTACTGGGCCAACAAGGTGAAATGGTGAGGATATGAATACAAACGAAATGCCCGTGTCAGTAGATGTCGCAGCGCCGCAAGTCATGGATGACGGCGAGCTGCAGGCGATCATTAACGGCGAACTGCAAGACGCTGTTTCTTATATTGATTCGGACATTTCTCCGATTCGTGCAAAAGGTACCGAATACTATCGCGGTGACCCGTTTGGCAACGAAGAGGACGGCCGCTCGCAGGTCGTGGCGATGGAGGTGCGCGACACGGTCTCGGCCATGATGCCCTCGCTGATGCGCGTGTTCTTCTCCACCGAGAACGTCGTCGAGTATGTCCCCCGCGGGCCGGAGGACGAAGCCAATTCCCAGCAGGCCACGGACTATGCCAATTACGTCTTTACGTCCGATAACAACGGCTTTATGCAGTCGTACGCCATCTTTAAAGATGCGTTGGTACGCAAGTGCGGCATCGCTAAGTATTGGTGGGAAGACACCGCGCAGGTGCGGATTGAGGATTATTCGGGGCTGGATGACCAGACTGTCCAGTTGCTGATGAGCGAGGACGCCGAGGTCAAGGTTGTCGTCTCCTATCCCGACCCTGCCGTCTCGCAGGAAGAGATCGCGATGGTGCAGGCCCAAGCTGCCGCCGCCGGCGTGGAGGCTCCGCCCGTGCCGATGCTGCATGACGTGCAGATCAAGCGCGTGGTGCGCGATGGCCGTATCCGCATCATGGCGGTTCCCCCCGAGGAGCTGATCATTGACCGGCGCGCTCGCTCGTTTGAGGAGGCCGGCATCATTGCTCACCGTCAGATGCTGACTGTGGGCGAGCTGCTCGAGATGGGCTACGACATGGACGAGATTGAGCCCAATATCTCGTCTACCGATCTGGATACGAACGACGAATATCTGGCTCGTCAGCCGCTGTCGACCACGATGGGATCGAATGATTCCATGAACCCGATGCAGCGCCGTCTACTGTACGTCGAGGCGTATCTGCGCGTGGACTATGACGGCGACGGCCTGCCCGAGTTGCGCAAGATTTGCTGCATGGGATCGTCTTACAAGGTCGTTCGCAACCTGCCCGCCTCCTATATTCCCTTCGTCGACTTCCCGTTTGACCCCGAGCCGCACACTTCGCCCATTGAGGCGATGAGCGTGTTCGACATCACGCACGACGTCCAGGAGATCAAGTCGCAAGTTCTGCGCAATACGCTGGACTCGCTGGCTCAGTCGATCCATCCGCGCACCGCGGTCGTCGAGGGTCAGGTCAATATCGACGATGTGCTCAACAACGAAACCGGCGCCGTGATTCGTATGCGCGCGCCGGGTATGGTCCAGCCCCTGTCGCAGCCCTTTGTGGGCCAGGCTGGCTACTCGATGCTCGAGTACCTGGACCAGCTGCGCGAGGATCGCACCGGCATGAGCAAGGCCGCGATGGGTCTGAACGCTGACGCGCTGCAGTCGTCCACGAAGGCGGCGGTTGCGGCCACGATCAGCGCCTCGCACGGCCGCATTGAGCTGACTGCGCGCATCATGGCCGAGGGTTTCAAGAAGCTATTTAAGGGCATTTTGTACCTTCTGACCACGCACCAGGACAAGCCGCGGATGGTGCGCCTGCGTAACCAGTGGGTCGAGATTGACCCGCGCGCCTGGGATGCTTCGATGGATGTGTCCGTTAACGTGGGTCTCGGCCAAGGCGATACGAATGAGCGTTTGCAGGCTCTGACGATGATTTCGCAGATGCAAAAGGCGATTGTTGACCAGTACGGCCTGATGAATCCGATGGTCACCCCGCAGATGTACTCGCGCACGCTGCAGAAGATGGTGGAGCTGTCCGGCTTTAAGGACGCCTCGCAATACTTCCAGATGATCCCGGCGGACTTCCAGATCCCGCAGGAGCCGCCCAAGCCCACACCGGAAGAGGTTTTGGCGCAGGTGCAGGCTGAGTCGATCCAGGCGGACATCCAGAAGAAGGCCGCGGAGCTGGAGCTCAAGCGCCAGGAGATGATGCGCGATGACGACTTCCGCCGCGACCAGCTGGCTCAAGAGTTCCTCTTGAAAAAATACGAATTGGAATTAAAGTACGGCACCCAGATCAGCAACGCCGAATTGATGGCGATGCAGAATGTGGACCGTGAGGCAATGCGTCAGCAGACGGCCATCGTGCAGTCTGCTATGCAGGCAGCTCAGGCGCAGCAGGCGCCTGTTCCCATCAACCTTAGTGGA